TATCCGAAAGACTGAGTGATGCCATCAATGGCTGGGAGCAAATGAGAAAGGGTCACCGAATAACCGGTGCAGCCGCACGAGCCGTGTATAGTTATATGTCTGTCGGTGAGCGGGTCAAGCGCGGATTCAAAAAACTACCCGGACTCGATGACGACGAGACCGTGTCACTCGATGAGCTGATCGCGCATCACGGCCTTATGGAACTGGTGCACATCATGGGCACACCGCGCATCGAGGAGAACATACGGGACTGCATCTGGCACGAAGCCATGGACAAGCTGCCCAGTGCCGACCGTGCGTACATCACGGCGCTACTGCGGCGGGGTGAAAAGTTTAATGCCACGCCCCGCATTGAACTGTCCACGATTCACGGTTCTAAAGGTGGTGAGGCCGACAATGTCGTCCTGTTTACCGATCTATCGCCCGCAGCAGCACGAGCTGCCGAGCAGTCCCCGGATGACTTGCACCGGGTGTTCTATGTGGGCGTCACACGCACCAAAGAGAACCTGTATCTAGTGGATCCCGAGGATGACAACAGGAGCTACTTGATATGAACCGCAAAGAGGTCCTCGAAAAGGCAGAGAGCCTAGTCAACGGCCCACGGGCCCAAGACTACGGCGATGCCTACGACAACCACGAGCGCATAGCCAACATGTGGTCCGTGCTGCTTGGGACAAACGTAAGTGTCTCACAAGTCTACCAATGTATGGTTGCGGTCAAGCTGGCAAGGCTTATAGTGACGCCAGACCACGAAGATAGCTGGGTGGATATCTGCGGCTACGGCGCACTAGGAGGAGAAGGCAATGGCCTTACAGATGGCAATGTTCGCACCAAAGAGTGAGTGGGTTCCGCCTGCTGAGCTGCCAGACATCTTCGACGCCAAACAGATTGCTATCGACGTTGAGACCAGAGACCCCAACATCAAGTCCAACGGCCCCGGCTGGCCGACCGGGGACGGTGAGGTGGTGGGTTATGCCGTAGCAGTTGACGGCTGGTCAGGTTACATACCCATTCGCCATCTGGGCGGCGGCAACCTCGACGAGCGCATTGTCAACAAATGGCTCAAGAAAGTATTCGAGTGCCCCGCCGACAAAATCATGCACAATGCCCAGTACGACGCGGGCTGGATCAAGCAGATGGGCTTTACCATCAACGGGCGCATCATCGACACCATGCTGATCGCATCCCTGCTAGACGAGAACCGGTTCAGCTACAGCCTCAACGCCCTGTCTTACGACCTGCTCGGTGAGGTAAAGCAGGAGCGCACACTACAGGACGCGGCCCGCGAGTTTGGTCTCGATCCAAAAGCTGAGATGTGGAAGATGCCCGCCATGTATGTCGGGCCCTATGCACAAGTAGATGCGGAGCTGACACTCAAACTCTGGAACCACCTGTCCACACAACTAACCCAAGAACAGCTCTGGCCGATTGCTAACCTCGAGCTCAAGCTCCTGCCCTGTCTGGTGGACATGACATGGCGCGGCGTCCGCGTGGACCAAGACCGTGTGGAGCGCACCCGCAACCACCTGATCAAGGAAGAGAAGGCCACGCTTGCCAAGATCAAGCACGTAGCTGGTCAGGATGTAGAGCTCTGGGCCGCAGCATCGATTGCGAAAGCCTTCGATAAGCTTAGCATCCCCTACCCGCGCACCGAGAAGAACGCCCCGTCCTTCACCAAGTCGTTTCTAGCCGACCACCCGCACGAGCTCGCACAACTAATCGTCCGGGCTCGCAACCTAAACAAGACCAGCGGCACCTTCATCAACACCATTATGAAGCACTGCCACGCAGATGGCCGCATCCACGGTCACATCAACCAAATCAGATCGGATGACGGCGGCACCGTTTCGGGCCGCATATCCATGTCCAACCCCAACCTGCAACAAATCCCGGCCCGCGACCCTGAGCTCGGCCCCATGATCCGCAGCCTGTTCCTGCCGGAAGAAGGCGAGCAGTGGGCGGCGATTGATTTCTCGCAACAGGAACCGCGGATCTTGGTCCACTACGCCTATGTGTATGGCCGGTCCCGTGGCGCACAGATGGCAGGAGTCGAGGAGTTCGTCACCGCTTATCGCGAGGACCCAGACATGGACTTCCATACAATGGTGGCAGAGATGGCTAACATCCCGCGCAAGCAGGCCAAGACAATCAATCTGGGCATGATGTACGGCATGGGTGTCAACAAGCTATCTGACCAGCTCGACATCGATGTAGATGAAGCCAAAGGGCTAGTCGGCCAGTATCACGACCGCGTCCCGTTTGTTAAAGGACTGATGAACGGCGTGATGAACAGCCTCAACAGCCGGGGCTCGAGCGGCTCGGTGCGCTCCATACTGGGCCGCAAGTGCCGGTTCGATCTTTGGGAGCCCGCGACCTTTGCCATGCACAAAGCGCTGCCGTACCAAGATGCGCTCAAAGAGTATGGCGAGACCACTCGGTTGAAGCGGGCATACACCTACAAAGCTCTTAACCGTCTCATTCAAGCGTCGGCTGCGGACATGACCAAGCAGGCCATGGTGAATATTTATGAACAAGGACGCCTGCCTCTGGTGCAAATCCACGATGAAATCGCCATGTCCGTGAAAAATCGTGAAGATGCAAATGCTATTGCTGAAATTATGGAAAATGCTGTACCGTTGGAGGTGCCAAGCAAATGCGATGTTGAGATCGGCCCAAGCTGGGGCGAAGCAAGCTGAGCTTTTTCATGGTTTTCCTCCCTAAACTGGCCCTGAGCTCCGCTTGGGGCCCTTTTTCTCTTGTATCTCTGCCACTTGTCCTATATATTCCCTTACAGGAGGTGTAAATGGATACATCTAAATGGAAATCTGTGCTCGTACCCATCGAGGTGTACGAACAGATTCGTAAGATAGCTCGCCAAGAAGGGCGGACCATTAGTGGTCAGCTCCGGATCATGTGGGATATCTACAAAAAACACACATCCTGACGGCTGAATAACAAGTGTCAATTCAGTTGACATCTTTTTTTAGCTATAGTATGGGATAACTTCTATCAACTCTTATACGGGAGACTTGAATGTCTTATCTAAAACATCTTTTCGAGGCCATCGACCAAATGGCAAGCGAATTTGGGGACACGCCGCCAACCAGTGTCAAAACTGTCACCGCTCTGTCTGTGCTTTGTCAGATTGATATCGAAAAGCTCGAGGCTAAAAAGACCCTTGGTGAACATAAGCCGCTCATGCAAAACCCCGAAGAAATGGCGAAAGCTCTTGAGCCCGTCATGCGGGTTAAAGGAAATGTGGTGAAAAAAAGGAGATGGAAGCGGAAATATTGCTTATACTCAGGGGAGCGCCTGACTGGGAAGCAGCGCAAGTTTGCTTCTCGGAAATATGCTCAAGCTTACTGGAAGGAGCACAACCGGGACAAGGTGAACGCTTACCAGAAGAAGTGGCAACAAAAGAAGAAGAAAGATGCTTGATGCAGCTTTAATCTGTCTCGCTACGGCGGTCTACTTTGAGTCCAGAGGCGAACCTTTCGTCGGACAGTCCGCCGTAGCCCACGTTGTGTTGAACCGGGTGGAAGACACCCGGTTCCCCAACGACATCTGCTCCGTCGTGAAGCAGGGCCCCACCTACTCTTGGAAACCTAATTTTCCGATCCGGCATATGTGTCAGTTCAGCTATTACTGCGACGGTAAATCTGACAAACCAACCGAAGAAGAAGCATGGCAGTCCGCGGTCCTCGCAGCTTATGGCGCGATGACAGAGCGCACTTACGATCCCACCGACGGCGCAACCCACTATCATGCTGATTATGTTAGCCCGGAATGGGCGTCAGTCAAATACAAGACTGTTCGCATCAACGATCACATTTTCTATAAATGGGAGGGCAACCGATGAGATGCCCAGAGTGCGGCGGAGCCGGTGAATGTGAATACGAGGTAGAAGTCCCCGCGCCTATGGCGTGGAGTGGCGGCTGGCTCGAAGGACGCATCATGGAATGTCAACTATGTGAAGGAACAGGAGAAGTCGATGATTGTGAGGACGAAGAATAGAGAGCTCCAATACCCGACTATCGGGAATCCGGGCATGATTCAGAAACGACTAGACGCGGGCCGCTGCCCAAAGTGCGATACTCAACTTACAGAGCCCACGCGCTGCGGCTCTTGCAAGCTTCAACTCCCCGGAAACTTAGCTCCTAAAAAGTCCTTGTCTTTCCCATAAGATCGCGTATGTTGGGAGCGTTCCCGTAGTTGGGCCCCGGAGAGAAATCTCCGGGGCTTTTCTTTTTGTGTTGACTATGTATGCGACAAGTCTTATATACAGGTTAACCAACTAGGGAGAAAGTAATGGAAGATCAGCAAGCACTGCCGCCTGTCGTCGTCGATATCATTGCCAAAGTCAGTGGCCTGTCCACGGTCCTCGGCGATGTTACCTCAATCCGCGGCGATGGCCGCATGATGGCATGGGCGGGCAAGGCCGATTATTGGTTCTGGCTCATCATCGAGCAGGGCGAGGGCAAAAATTATTTCCGTGTTTTGATCGACGAGGCGCAAGCGCCGGATGATCTGATTTATAATGCTGTCGGATACTGCGTGTATCACGACATTCCACACGAGTTTGCTTTCGATGAAGATCGAGACAAGCTCGGCGTTTTAGGGAGAGACTACGATGCGTAAGAAAGAAGAGCTGTTCGATATCGTCCGCGGCATGGAGTATACTGATGCCGTGGCCGCAGTCTCCAGCGCGATCAACGCGCAAACGTCCACCATTG